GGTTTTACTATTGGTATTTTTACCCATTTCTTTCATAATTTCGCCAACTCGCTCACTAGAAAGTGGTGGCAATTTAGCTGCTTCTTTTACCATTTCATCAACGCGATTTGCTTCAATTTTCTCTGCATCAATCTTAGCGCGTGCGGCTTCTTCTGCATCAGCCTTAATCTTGGCTTCTTTTTCATCCTCGATACGCTTGTGTTCATCAATGCGAGTTTTAATCACCAACTGGAAGTCATCCATTGGCTTGGTCATAATCTGCGCAAGGTCGGTGAACAGAAAGCCGTAGCCTTCTGCATTGGTCTTGCACCAGGCTAGTTTCTCGCGGTATTCACGTGCCATTGCATCGGCATCCATTTTTGCTTGCGCCAGCGTGGTATCGATACGGTCTTGCATGGATTTAATCGTTTTGACACCGCTGATTGCACTTGCAAAATCAACTGGCGGCAAAAGTAATCTGATAGGCTTGATTTCAGCTTCTAGCAAACCAATGTGATTACCCAAATCACTTTTGGCTTTCATGATGGCATTGGATTTGATAAGGTCTTTTTGCGACTTCACGGCTTTTTCTAACTGCAAACCAAGTCCATCGAACTTCATGGCATAGGTTTCCAGCGTGCGCACGATTTCAGATACTGGTGCAATCTGATTGATGACTGCTTGCGCTGTCAGTTTTAGATTCTTTGCAGCATTACGGCTTGCCTTGGCATCAATATCAGCCTGAGCAAAGTGATCGTCTGTTGTCAGTTCGGTGTTGGTGGATGCCAGTACGCGGTCAAACTCTGGCAGGATCTCGGCAAGATTGCTGAGTGTGACTTCACCTTTGACTGCAATAGATGGTACTGGCAATGCTTCTGCTGCTTTAGTGACAGGTTCGGCTTTTACTTCTGGCGGAACGTATGCTGCAAGGTCTTTCTCGAACTGAGCCCAACCATCGATGATGCGCTGGCGCAATTCAAGGTCTGGGTAATACCAGCAATGACGTTCTTCATCCAGTTTATCGCCGTTCCACTTTGAGGCCATGAACAAGATACGGTCGCCTTCGCAAATCATCAGCTGATGTTCCATCTGAATGCGATGATAGATAGGCAAGTCTTTGCCGGTGAAGTCACCTTGCATAATCTGGCGCAGTTCGTCGTTCAATGACTTATGCTCAAAACCTTCGTCCTCATGCATTGAAAGTCCATCGAAACTGGCGCTGTAGCTGCCATTTGCACCAGTGACAGGGTAAAGCTCTTGCCCAATGATTTGCTCGGCTACAGGGCGTGCTAACGCTTCAAACTTGTGGCCATCATCAAAGCGTTTCTGAGTGCCAGCATCCACTTCTTTAGTGATGCCGGTTGCTCGCTCATGCAGTAGCTCGCTGCGCGTTTTGTATGGGCTTTCGCCCATCATCGCCGGTGCATCTGACGCATTAAAATGTGTGGCTCTATGTGCGTGCCATTCTTTACTACCTTGCTGCAGGTTTAAGATTTCCATTATTTAGTATCCTTTTCAGTTTGGTTCATTTCATCAACAAATGGATCGTTCACTTCTTGCTCAATGACCTTCCATGCCCCGATCTCAGTCTTTTGTGCATCCGTAAACAACTTGCCTTTTGATTCCACGAATGCAATCAAACCAGCGGCATCTTTTTTCTTGGATAGAACAATGTCTTTCCAGCCGGCTTTTTTCTCACTGAATTCATCGTTGGTGTAGTAAACAACTTGTTCAGGCTGTTCGACGACGGTGGTATCCGGCGTAATGTCTTTTTCGATGATGCGTTCTGCTTCATCTTCGTCATAGATACCAGCAAAACCGAATGCAATACGAACCGCTTGAATCTCTGTTTTGTGACGGTGCATACGCTTAGGGTGACTATCCCAAGGTGTTGCGTAGCTGGTGGAACGCACGACTTCATCAAAGTATTCACGGACAACAATGGGCTTGCTGCGGTCTTTGCGCGTGATAATGGCTTCAATCCACACATGGCAGTTTTTGCCTTTGTGCGTAACCATTTCATCGGAGTAGCGGAACTCAATACCATCCATCTGAGGATGTTCGTTCATGATGCGCGACCAGCCATCAACACCGACTACCGGTACGATGCCATTACTCTTGTCTGGATAGGCGTAGATTTCTTTGACGAATGGATTGAGGCCGTACTGATCGGCAACAATCATCAGTGCCGTCATCTGTTCATCGCTCGGCGGGTTGCCGTCACGTTGCTTGAAAGCTGTAGCCTTCAAAATGTCCATGACCTTGCCTTCATCAACACTAAATCGATCAGCGAACTTCTGAATCAGGTTGTTTTTCTTCGGCTTTAAGGTAGCTACTGCTGCACTTTGGTTACTCATGATATTTCCCTCTCGTTAATTACTTAATAGGATTTAACTGCCAATACGCCAGCACTCTTTGCACTCTTTCAAGCTCTTGCTGGTAGCGCATTTTTGCAATCCACTCGGCTTCTTCGCGGGTTAAGATGACGTAGCGACTCATATATAAAAACCCTCAACGTTAATCACGCCAAAAAAGCCAGCCAAAGCAGATACGGCAAGCAATAAAGCAAGTAGCAATAAAAATACGAATTCAGTTTTCATCCGAAATCACCTGCGCCATGCCCTGATTCATACCATTCACGCGAACAGTTAATGCGCTTATCACGGCTAATTTCATGCGCTTGATGATCACGATTACACTTACCGCCACCGATGCGATGACTAAACGAATACGCACCGCAATCACACATTTCTGAACGTGACTTGGAGCGTTTCTTTTGTCGTTGCTGGATGTTCATTACGCGGCTTCTGGTGGCATAGAGTAGGTGCCATGCACCTTCATCCAGCCCTTGCTGTTCGGCATCGACGTATTAATGCAAGTACGTTTCTTGGCTGGATTAGCCCAAACGTATGCACCATGTTCAATGGCTTCGAGCATGACTTCATGCAAGTTTTCATCGGCACCAACTATTCGGCTGTAATGAGGACGCATATCAAGAATTGCTTGCTGTTGTGCCAAGCCGTGTTCCATTAAATTAAATCTAGTCATTTCAATATCTCCAAAAAATTCCGGCCTTGAAGTTATCTCCGCCGGATAGGGGGAGGAGTAGCGTTTAATCTGTACTGCATGAAATGAATCTTAGCAAGCTAAGAAAAAGAATGCAACAATTATTTTAGTACACTAAGATTTTAGGCAATAAAAAACCCGCGCTAGGCGGGTTGATTGGATGGTTTTGTTTAATCTAGCTGAATATTAAACCTACCGTAAGCAGCGTTAACCACACTAGACCTAAGTAAAAAGATTCCCAATCATGTTGAGCCGTTGCGTTGTAAAAGTGAAAAACTGATATACACAATAGCAAAATACTAACAAATACTTTTTGAATTCGATCAGTATCCATTGCTCACCTATAAAGACTATCAGCGGGTGAGTTTTGTCGCCCTTGACCGCCTTTGTATTGATGTGTTGTGCTGCTGCCAGGACTGTAAGTACCTGGTGGCGCAGTATCGCCAAATTTCTCTGAATATCCACCAAGAGGTATCTGCCTGTTGTTGTCTTTGTATTCTTTGTATCTTTCGGCGTTATGTCTTGCGCGTGCTTCGTCGGTGGTTTCTAATAGATTGTAGTTCTCGGCAATGGCTGTAGTTGAAAACGCAAAAATGATTACTGCAAATAATCTTCATCATGGCTATATCCTCGATTTAATTTTACGTTGCAGGGATTGGAGTGTGCGACATAATACATCCAGACTATTTCACTAAACTCAAAGCTATATGTAGTTTGCTCATTGTAGCTGCCGAACATATAGCCACCGCGCCTGGACAGTAGGCGTTTGAGCATTACTTCGCCATTGGTGGTGCGCAGCAAAACATCATCTTCTATTTCTAGATCTGTAGCTGGCTCTACAAGCGCATAGTCACCTTGTGCATATTTGGGGCCACAGTACTGTTGCCTTCAACACGAACTAGAAACGCAGCTGGATCTGACGAGTATTCTTCTGAGTATTCGTCATGACCGTTAATTGGCCTACCTTCATCTGTAAATACTCGATCAGGTAAACCGCCCATGCCACGACCTACCACTGGAACCTGGTGCAATTTACTTGGGTTTAATGCTTGATAACCAGCTAAATCTTGAGCTGCGACAAGAAGTTCTTTATTCCCCTTGCCAGTTTCAAGCCAAATAGGACTGACACCCAATATCCTTGCAACCTTTATTAAATTTTCACCTTTAAGTGTTCCACCATTCATCCAATGGCTATATGCGCCTGAAGATAAGCCAGCACGCTTCCACACATCCGTTTTTGATAAGCCTTTTTCAAGTCTTACTTGTTCAATTCTCATAGCTAGCGATTCCATCTTAGTAGAGTAAACAAATACATTCTTAGAGTGCTTGCAATTTAATTCTTAGTAAACTAAGATAACGTCATGACTGATACAGAATTGATAGACAAATTAGGTGGCACATCAAAAGTTGCTGAACTTTGTGAGGTAACTACTGGTGCTGTTAGCCAATGGCGACTTGACGGAATACCGCGTTCGAGAATGCTTTTCTTTGAAGCTGTAAGGCCAGATTTGTTTGCTGACAAAACAAAAGACGGACGCACCGAGATTCGCCGTGATGCTGATCATGCCGAGCGCCGTAAACCTAAATGAATATGCATTCTGTTCCATGGGATTTTTTCTTTATAAGTTCGGTATGGAACACAGTCTATTTTTTTAACCATTTTTAGTCTTTACAAACGAATACAAATTTCATTTTGTTTTTTGGAACGTGGTGTAAACGCTGTAACTAAGGGGGTTTGCAATGGATGAAATAGATTCAATCAATTCAATGCTTGTGGCGTGTGTAAAGGCATTAGGTGGGAGCAAGAAGGTTGCATCGGTCATGTGGCCGGAAAAGCCGATTAATGATGCACAAAAACTGCTTTTGTCTTGCCTCAATGATGATCGCCCTGAAAAACTTTCACCAGACCAAGCATTTTTAATTGAGCGCATGGCAAGGGATGCCGGACACCATATTGCAATCGAATTTCGTTGTAAGGCATTGAGTTACTCCATACCGACACCTATTGAGCCGGAAGATGAAAAAGCGCAACTGATGCGTGACTTTATCAATGCTCAAAACAGCTTGGCGGAAATGCTTAAAAAGATTGGCGAGGTCAAGCTATGAACACTCAAGCATCCAGACTTCTTAATCATCTGCAGTCCGGCCAAAGTATCACTAGGCTTTCTGCACTCACTGAACTTGGAATCTTCGAGCTTTCCGCACGAATCATCGATCTTGAAAACATGGGTCATGTCATCCACCGTCATCGAATTGAAGTTGAAAACCGCTTTGGCGAGAAGGTGCGTGTTGCTGAGTATTGGATAGAGTCTCAAAAGGTTGCCGCATGAATTTATCCCACATATCTCGCCAGAATAACCATGTTGCGCTGATTAGTCTTTCCGCTCTGTGCGGAAACGCACGTAAGGGGAATTTTTAATGCGTGATTACGGAAAGGTACACACATCATTCTGGACAAGCCAAACAATTCGCACCATGAGCGAGGATGCAAGATCGATGGCTATGTACCTTCTCACATGCCCTCATGGAACCATATCTGGTGCATTTAGATTACCTGATGGTTATGTTTGTGATGACCTTCAATGGGGTTCTGAAAGGGTTAAATCAACCCTTAACGAACTGTTAGACAAGGGCTTTGCTAACCGTTGCGAAACCACCAAATGGGTATGGATTTTCAAGCACTTTGAATGGAATAAGCCAGAGAACCCAAATCAATTTAAAAGTGCTAAGAAAATTGCAGAGTCGATACCAGATGAATGTAGCTGGAAGCCTGATTATATGAGGATAAATGCTTTTTTCTTAGGAATTGAATATCAACCCTTTATTAACCCTTCCGAAACCCTTTCCGAACCAGTAACAGTAACAGTAACAGGAACAGGAACAGTAGATAAAAACATACCCGCCGCAAAAGCGTCGGTCGATGAAGAATTATTGGCTGCAGGACGTGCAACATGGAAATCTTATTGCGAAGCTTATGCAAAACGCTACGCAGTTGATCCAGTGCAAAACAAAACAGTTCGTTCACAAATGAAGCAGTTTGTTCAAAGAATTGGCTTTGATGAATCGCCGTCAGTAGCAGCTTTCTATGTTAGTCACAACGATCCGTTTTATATCAAGAAATGCCATTCCGTAGGCCAGATGCTTTCAGATGCTGAGAAGTTAAGAACTGAGTGGGCTACAGGTAGAAATTCAACCGATTCTGAGCAATTCAAATCATCCGGCCAGCGCCGATTAGAAAACACGGATAAAGCCGTTCAAGAATTCCTCAATGAAACTCAATCTGAAAAAACCGTAGAAGGCGAGGTCATCAATGCTTGATGCAGACAAAAAAGAATTTGCCGCTATCGTTAGCGCAACTTTGAAAACTTACCGAGTTGAACCTGATGCTGATGTGCTTCGACTATGGTGGGGTGCATTGCAACGATTCAGCATTGAGCAAGTACGCGCTGGATTTAATCGCTTTGTTGGTAGCAAGGAAAGCAAATTTAGCATTGTTCCCGCGAACATCATCGAAGCGATTGAAGCTAACGAGCCTGATGGTCGTGTTGGTGCCGAAGAAGCTTGGGCACTTTACCCACATGATGAACAAAGCAGCGCAGTCATTACCACTGAGATTGCCGAGGCTATGCGTATCGCACAACCGCTGATCGATATAGGCGACATGATTGGTGCGCGGATGACGTTCAAGGAAGCCTACACCCGCATTGTTTCTCAGAATAAAGCTGCAGGTATTGCGGTTAAGTGGTTTCCAAGTCTTGGCACCTTACCTGACGGACGTGAAGCTGCATTGAAGCAAGCGGTTCAACTTGGTCGATTAACCAATGATCATGCGAAGTCATTGCTGCCAGCGCCAAAGGATAGCTCATTGAATGAGATTGTTGGTGAAATGAAGTTTCTCACTTCACACGAAAAACTAACACCAGAACAACTTGAAAAATCACGCCAGCGCATGGCGGAAATCAAAGCCAAATTTCAAAAGAAAGCTGCATGAAATGCCAACAATGCCAAAGTCCTTACACATTCAACATGGAATGCAGACAGTGCATTATCAAGCACATTCGCATGATACCGAAAGCCCATGCAAAGTTATTCCTGAAAGCATATCGGGATCAAAACGGAGAGCAAGAAATGCTGAAACTGATAGAGGAAGTAAAGGAGGTACCAATTCGGTGATTAGCGAATATGAGCTTAAAAAATTACTTCATTACAACCCAGAAACAGGAATTTTTAAATGGATTGTTTCTCCTTGCTCATGCAGTTAAGGCTGGAAGCATTGCTGGACGCTTGCATAAATTTGGTTACATTGAAATAAGAATTAAAAACAAAATATATCCAGCTCACCGCCTTGCTTGGTTTTATGTTTTACGGCAAATGGCCTAAAGACCAAATAGATCACATTAATGGTATTCGTGATGACAACAGAATTGCAAATTTGCGTGAATGTACTAACACGGAAAACCAGCAAAACAGAGTGTCAAGAAAAGGCAGCACATCTAAATATCTAGGTGTTTCCTGGGACTCTAAAAATGAAAGATGGCTCGCTCAAATAAATATTAATAACAAAAATAAATATCTTGGCTCATACGCCACGGAAGAAGATGCATACAAAGCTTATTGCAAAGCAAAAGCTGAGTTGCACACTTTTAATCCAACTATAAGAAACAGCGTGCCTTTGCAATCATCAAAAAGCGAGGCCGTAAATGACGCAAAGATTGTTGATTTAAGGGAGCTTGTATGACCGAAGCACAAAACAAAATTTACGCCATGGACAATGAAGGCCGTAAAGAGAAAAAAATCGAAACCGCTTACATGGTATTTGAAGAGCTTAAAAAGAGGTCATTGACAGTTCCGGAGTGCGTAGTCCTGACAGGTTTTGTTTACGGAACCGCTTATGAGTATCTGCATAGATTGGTTGAGCTAGGTGTTGCTGATGAAAGCAAAAAAGGCAGATTCAAGGTTTACAGATGGAACGGTAAAGAGTTGGAAAAATTCACGCCAAGGAACAAACCGGAAGTAAAAAAAAGTGAATCACCAGACCTTCCAAATAACCTGCTTGGTTTGATGGGTTATCCAACAAAACAACTGAAAGCGCTGGTAGGTGCGGAATGAACCCTCTCACCATCATCGCCGCTATCCGCATTGGCATCAAAGACGCACATAAGCGCTTTCACACCGGCGGCTGCTTTCAGCTATATCGCATTCTCAAGCATATCTATCCATTGGCCGAGGCTTGGTATGACCCGATTGCTGGCCATGTATATACGCGCATCGATGATGGCTTTTATGACATTGACGGATGTCATGAGCAGGGTGGTAAGTGGCATCGCATGAGTGATGACGAAATGTTATTGGCGAAAGCTCATGAATGGGATTTTGTATGAGCGAATTCATGGTGACAAAGACGTGCGACATGGCGCTGACAGAAGCGCAGCGCGATGTATTGCGTCAATACCTCACTGGAATCATCGATGGTGTAACCGATGCCGACAAAAAGGCTTGGCGTAGATTCTGGAAGCGGATTAACAACCTTGCCCCAGGTGAAGTGATTAACTTTGAAGCTATATTCCCGCGCAATGGCAAGTATCACCGCAAGTTCTTTTCAATGCTGAATTTCGCATTTGAAGCATGGGAACCAGATCGGGTGCGTAAGGCATACAAAGGCCAGCCAGTAACTAAGAACTTTGACCGGTTTCGCCGAGATATTTTGATTCAAGCTGGATTCTATGACCAGACCTTTGACATAGACGGCAACATGAAACTGGAAGCGTATTCAATCAGTTTTGCCAGTATGGATGACGAGCAATTTGATGCCGTTTACTCAGCATGTGTGGATGTGATTCTGAGCAAGGTGCTAACGACATACAACGGACGCGCAGAGTTTGATGCCGTGATGGAAAAGATGGTGGGGTACATGGCATGAGCAAAGCCGAACGCCGCCACATGGACAAAATTGCATCCATGCACTGCATTTGCTGCTACGCAATGGGTAATAGAAACGATTCGCCTGTCCATGTTCACCATATCCGCGAAGGCCAAGGCATGAGCCAAAGAGCTAGCAACTTCTTAACGATACCGCTATGCCCTGAATGTCATCAAGGCACTAACGGCGTACACGGTAACCGCAGCTACATGAACATCGCCAAGGTGACTGAGCTTGATTTGCTGGCGATGACGATTGAAAGGATGGTCAATGGCTAACTGTAAATCATGCGCGAACGTATCTGACTTTTACATGGAAGGCACCAAGGTTGTGATCCAGTGCAAGTTTGAGCGCGAAACGCCGGAAGGTGAGCATGAATGCGAATTATGGAGTTATGAGCCGGGCTCAGATTTAGACGAACCTGCGAGGACTGGATGGTGAAAATACAAACATGGGAAACACCCGATAATCAGGAATGTAATATCGGTAGGCACACATGGAGTGTGTCAAGAATAATCCAGCTTGCAAAAGACTTGCCTGTAATGGATGTTCCGCTTGACCATCTTTTTATCTATTACAAATACGAAAATTTGACAGTGCGAGATTTTGTGATGCACATGAAAGCCGTGCAAAAGGCTGATTTGAATTATCCGATTATCTTAGATGAAGATGGCGAAATTATGGATGGGCGGCATAGGCTGATGAAAGCACTTCTGCTAGGCAAGAAAACTATCAAGGCCGTAAGGTTTGAGCAAAACCCTAGTCCATGCAGGGTAAAAGACTGATGAGTGAACACGCGCATCAAGCCGCTTTGATCAGTTGGTGGGCTATTGCGCACAAAGCCTTTGGTTTGCCTGAGTACGCATTACTCGCAATACCAAATGGTGGTATGCGCAGCAAAGCAGTTGCTGGAAAGTTGAAAGCCGAAGGTGTAAGGGCTGGTATCTGCGACATGGTTCTGCCTGTAAGCCGAAAAGGATTTCACGGTTTATGGTTGGAAATGAAATTCGGCACGAACAAACCAACACCGGAGCAGCTTGAGTTTATGCGGTGGCAGCAGGAAGAGGGCTACAAGTGCGTCATTTGTTATGACTGGATGGATGCAAGGGCTGAGATTGAAGGGTATCTAAAGTAGGGGTGTTCTTATCGCAATTTTAATGGGGCTAACATAGTGAGCAGTAAGACAACAGGGCAAAACCACTACCGAGCAAAGCTGACTGATCATGAAGTCGAGTTAGTCCGTCAGCTATATGAAACCGGTGAGTTTGGTTATCGCAAGTTGGCAAAGAAGTTTGAGGTTAGCAGGTTCACTATTCGCAGCTACATCAAGTTTTGGAAACGTAGGGGATGAAATGGAGAATGTGCCAATGATACTGCCAAGAGAAGTAAGACAGCGATTGAAAGAGATTGCTGAAATTGAATCGCATGTTTCTAAGGGCGATTCCATGAAGCGTTCTATTGCACTTGATGAATATGTTGAAAAGATTAAGCGGGAATATCCGCAATGTTTTAGGAATGATTGATGACACCTAAACAGCAAAAGTTTGTTGATGAATACCTGATCGACCTGAATGCTACTCAGGCGGCGATACGTGCTGGATACAGTAAAAAGACTGCTCGCCAAATAGCAGATCAGAACTTGTCAAAAATATACATTAAGGAAGCTATTGCTGAAGCTCTGTCAGTAAGGTCAAAAGAAACAAAGATAGATGCTACTTATGTTCTAACTCAGGCAGTAAAACTTCACGAACGCTGCATGCAAGAGATAGAGCCTTTCACTGATAGGAAGGGTGAGCATATTCATGATGAAAAAGGTAGGCCGTTATATGTGTTTAATTCAAGTGGCGCAGCAAAAGCTTTAGAACTGGTTGGTAAGCATGTCAATATCCAAGCATTCCAAGATAACGTAAATATGAATGTCACAGACAACCTTGCTGAACGACTTGGCCGTGCCAAAGGTAGGGTAAATGACTGATCGCACGCCCGATGATGAAATCATTGAGCTAGCTGCAGAGTATCAATACGATCCGCAAAAGTGGTCAATGTTCGCATGGGATTGGGAGAATGATGCACTGTCTGATTATGATGGTCCAAGAGAGTGGCAGTCTGACATTAACGGCATCATCGCCAATCACCTGAAGAATCCAGAAACAAGGTACATGCCATTGCAGATAGCCGTGGCTTCAGGGCATGGTATCGGTAAATCAGCAGAAATGGGAATGCTCGCGCATTGGGCTATGTCCTGCTATGACGATTGCAAGATAGTCACTACCGCCAATACTGACAACCAACTTCGTACAAAGACCGCGCCTGAAATCGGTAAGTGGTTTCGCATGTCCATCAACGCACACTGGTTTGATGTGCAAACTCAGTCAATCAAGATACGCGACAAGAAGCACTCCAATGATTGGCGCTTAGACTTCATTCCTTGGTCAGAGCATAACACTGAGGCTTTCGCTGGCTTGCACAACAAAGGCAAGATTGTCGTATTGCTATTCGATGAAGCCTCAAAGATTCATGACAAGGTTTGGGAAGTGGCGGAAGGTGCGCTGACTGACGAGAACACTATCATCATCTGGATAGTGTTTGGTAATCCAACGCGCAATTCAGGACGGTTCCGTGAATGTTTCCGTCGCTATCGTCATCGCTGGATAACGCGGCAGATTGATAGCCGTGATGTGCCNGGCACCAACAAANAGTATTTGCAAAGCCTTGTNGATGACCATGGCGAGGATTCNGATTACGTCAAGGTGCGTGTGCGCGGCATGTTTCCGNCNATGTCTATCAAGCAATTCATTTCCAGNNCTGANGTTGATGCAGCCTTTGGTCGTGANTACAAGGCNGANAAATACAACTTCGCACCNAAGATACTGACCTGCGACCCAGCTTGGGAAGGCGACGATGAACTTGTGATAGGGATGCGTCAAGGTCTGGTGTTCAAGATACTTAGAATCATCCAGAAGAACGATAACGATATTGTCATTGCTGGCTTACTTGCACAGTACGAGAACGATGAACAAGCTGATGCTGTGTTTATTGATGCCGGTTATGGCACTGGTATTGTCAGTGCTGGAAGAACACTAGGCCGCGATTGGACGTTAGTATGGTTTGCTGGTGAATCAACGGATGCTGGTTGTTTGAACAAGCGTGCGCAAATGTGGAAGGATATGCGTGACTGGTTGAAACAAGGCGGCGCGATTCCTAAAGATGATGTGCTGTATAACGATTTAATCTCACCTGAAACTGTGCCGCGCATGGATGGCAAGATTCAACTTGAGAGTAAAAAAGATATGAAACAGCGCGAGCTACCATCACCGAACAGGGCGGATGCACTCGCTTTATCCTTTGCATTTCCTGTGCAAAAGCGTAACCGCACGAATATCGGCGGTGTCCAAAGAGAAAAGGTGCTTGAATACAATCCTTATCAATAACCCGATAAGGAGTTTGCCATGTGCGGCGGCTTGTTTTCCTCTCCAAAGATTCCAGATCCACCTCCACCAGTAAAACCACCTGCACCTGTTGCACCTGAAAAGGCACCGCAGGCAGACGTTTATCGTGACCGCAATCGTCAGCAAATGCGTCCAGGCGGCGTGATGGCAGGCAACAGTTCCACATTGCTCACTGATCCTATGGCTGATGGTGGCTTAACGCTCGGCAAATCTACCTTGCTAGGCTAATCATGGCTTACAAATGGGATAAGGATGGTAAGTTGATTGGTGACGGCCTGCCTGATGGCGCGACATTCGACCTTAACGCTTATCAAGCGGCGGTTAAGCAGATTCAAGAACAAAGCCCATCTAACATTTCACAAGCCCTCTATCCAACTATGAAGCCTAAGTTGGCTGATGTTGTCACTGGATTCAAGTACGACTCAAAGACAAACAGTGTTCTAGCATTTGTGCCGCAAACAACGCAGAAACCAATGCAACAAAATACTATTGCTGGTTATTCAAACCCATTCAAAAAAGAACTTTCTAGTCCGTGGGATAAATTTTACAACGGCGAGATAACTGGTATGACAAAAAAACAAAGTCCAGAAGGCTCATGGATTCCTGTCAGTGGTATTGACCTTGACCCAAGCACGCTGTCAGGCAAAGCCGAAGAACGTATTTCATTCCGTGAAGATGGCGGTGCGCCATTGGCAGCGTTTGGTGAGCCTAACCGTGAAACAGGTTATATGCGCCTTCGTGCCATACCACAACAAGCGGCCAAACTCGCAGACAACATCAATCTTCGCAGCAACACTCAACGCGGCGGTCCTGCAGCTACCAATAAGGCAAGAATCTAATGGCTGAATCCTATAGCAACGATACACCACGCACGCGGATGTTAAAGCGTAAGGCCGCGCTATGGAAAGAACGTAGCACATGGGATCCGCATGTTAAGGATATATCCAAAGTCTTATTGCCAATGTCAGGCAGGTTCTTTGAATCTGACCGCAACGATGGCCGTAAGCGTTTCAACAACATATTCGATTCAACAGCAACAAAAGCTTTGAACGTGATGGGCGCTGGCTTAATGGCAGGCATGACTTCACCTGCGCGTCCGTGGTTCAGATTAGCAACGTCTGATTCTGAATTGATGGAGTACGAGCCAGTTAAGTTGTGGCTGGATGATGTGACTGTGCTGATGCGTGAAGTGTTCGCACGCTCTAATACTTATCGTTCTCTGCATACCATTTACCTTGAGCTTGGCGCATTTGGCACTGCGGCATCCATCGTCATGCCTGATTACGACAATGTTGTGCATCATCATCCGTTGACCTTTGGCGAATACGCAATCAGCACGAACTCAAAAGGCCGTGTCGATACGATGTACCGTGAATTCCAAATGACCGTAGCGCAAGTCGTCGGTGAGTTTGGCATTGAGAACGTCTCTCACACAGTTAAGAATATGTGGGATAACAACAATTTCGATACATGGGTCACAGTTGTTCATGCGATTGAGCCACGTACCAATCGTGATAACAGCAAGATGGACGACAAGAACATGCCGTTCAAATCCTGCTATATGGAAGCTGGCAAGGATGATTATGAGAAGTATCTGCGTGAATCTGGCTTCAAGAACTTCAAAGTATTAGCGCCACGCTGGAATGTATCGGGCGGTGACATATACGGCAGTTCGCCTGGTATGGAAGCATTGGGTGATATTCGCCAGCTTCAACATCAACAGCTTCGCAAGGGTCAGGCGATTGATTACCAAGTGCAGCCACCTTTGCAGGTACCAACTTCACTGAAGAATCAAGGCGCTGATCGATTGCCAGGCGGCATCGTTTATACAGATCAGACTGTGCAAGGTGGTGGCATCCGTAGCCTATACGAGGTCAATCTAAACCTGCAATACCTGCTTGAAGATATACGCGACGTTCGTGAGCGCATTCGCGGCACGTTCTATGCAGATTTGTTCATGATGCTGGCCAATGACAATCGAAGCGGTATCACTGCCACTGAAGTCGCAGAGCGCCATGAAGAAAAACTCTTAATGCTTGGTCCAGTGCTAGAGCGTTTGCACAACGAGCTATTGAATCCACTGATTGATTTGACCTTTGAACAGTTGGTCGAGGCTGATGTTCTGCCACCAATCCCGCAAGAGCTTGAAGGCATTGACCTCAAAGTGGAATTCGTTTCCATGCTTGCACAGGCGCAACGTGCGGTCGGTGTCAATTCAATAGACCGCTTGCTGACTACCGTTGGCGGTATCGCTGGCATGAAGCCTGATGTGCTGGACAAAATCAATTTCGATCAGGTCGTCGATGAATATAGCGACATGCTTGGCGTAAGCCCTTCATTGATTGTGAGTGATGACAATGTTGCTGTCATGCGCAAACAGCGTGCAGCACAACAACAGCAAGCACAACAGATTGCCATGATGCAGCCAGTAGTCGATATGGCAAAGACTGCCTCAGACATTAACCCTGATGTGATAGACCAATTCTCTGGTTACTCAGGGATTCCACTCTAAGGAGATACAAAATGAGCATAATTAGTTACACAAAACAAGTGCCTGCTGACGGCAATGCCAAATACATGGTGGTTAGTTGGGAAGGCTTGGCTAATGGTGACGAGGGAACCCCGATCACCTTACCGCAACTAGCCGATAGAAGCGTGCAGGTTGAAGGCGTTTTTGATGGTGACACGATTGAGAAGCGCGTTACTGCGGCACAATTAACTGGTACTTACACCG